ATGCATTAAGTAAAGGTGGAGATAATTTTAAAAGTTTATTTGAAGATTCAAATGCTATTAAAAGAAACGCCAATGGACAGACTAAAAGTGGATTATACAATTTGTTTATTCCTATGGAATGGAACATGGAAGGATTTATTGATAGATTTGGTATGCCTGTTTTATACTCACCACCTAAACCTGTGTTAGGTATTGATAATCAAATGATTAAGGTAGGAGCTATTGAATATTGGCAAAATGAAGTTGATTCTTTAAAAAACGATGCAGATGCTCTTAACGAATATTATAGACAATTTCCTAGAACAGAATCTCATGCATTTAGAGATGAATCTAAAATGTCTTTATTTAATCTTACAAAAATATATCAACAAATTGATTATAATGATTCATTAATAATACAACATCATACAACAAGGGGAAGTTTTTATTGGAAAGATGGAATTAAAGATACAGAAGTAATATTTAGACCTGATAATAAAGGAAGGTTTAATGTAGGGTGGACTCCAAAAAAAGAATTACAAAATAGATATTATATTAAAAACGGTAAAAAATATCCTTCTAACGAACACATTGGGTCTTTTGGTTGTGATTCATACGATATCTCGGGTGTGGTTGGTGGCGGTGGGTCTAATGGTGCTTTGCATGGAATGACAAAATTTAATATGGATGATGCACCTAGTAATGAGTTTTTTTTAGAATACGTTGCTAGACCTCAAACTGCAGAAATATTTTTTGAAGAAGTTTTGATGGCTTGTGTATTTTATGGTATGCCTTTATTGTGTGAAAATAATAAACCAAGATTATTATATCATTTTAAAAACAGAGGATATAGAGGTTTTAGCATGAATAGACCTGACAAAATATTTAATAAATTATCTAAAACTGAAAGAGAGTTAGGAGGCATTCCTAATTCTAGTGAAGACGTAAAACAATCTCATGCGTCTGCAGTAGAATCTTATATAGAAAAACATGTAGGTTTAGATTTAGAAGAGTCTTTTAGAAATTCAGATGACATGGGTTCTATGTATTTTACAAGAACATTAGAAGATTGGGCAAAATTTGATATATCTAACAGAACAAAGTATGATGCAACAATAAGTTCAGGGTTAGCCATAATGGCAAATCAAAAACACTTATATTTACCAATCAAAAAAGAGTCAAAAATAAGCATTAACTTTGCAAGGTACAAGAACACAGGAACTATTAGCGAAATATTGTAAATGAAAGAAATTAATATAGATATCACTTCTGCAGGATTCCCTAGTCAATTTGTTACAGATTCCGAAAAAGAAACCGATACTTTTGGATTACAAATAGGACAGGCTATTCAATATGAGTGGTTTAGAAAAGACGGAGTTGGTTGTAGATACTATAGCCAATGGCAAATGTTTAACCGATTAAGACTTTACGCAAGAGGCGAACAGTCAATAGGAAAATATAAAAACGAATTAGCAGTTGATGGGGATTTAAGTTATTTAAACTTAGATTGGTCAATTGTTCCTATTATACCAAAATTTGTAGACATAGTTGTTAACGGAATGTCTGACAGATTATTTAAAGTTGAGGCGTATGCACAAGATGTAATGTCACAACAAAAAAGAAGTAAATATCAAGATGTTGTAGAAGGACAAATGGCATCAAAAGATATATTAGAAAATATACAAAAAGATTTTGATGTAGACCCTTTTATTGTTAACGCTGATAGTTTACCAACTACAGATGAAGAGTTGTCATTATATATGCAGCTTAATTATAAACCTGCTATTGAGATTGCTGAAGAAGAGGCTATTAATACTTTGTTTGCAGATAATCATTATGATGATATTAGAAAACAAATTGATTATGATATTACAGTTTTAGGAATTGGTTGTGCTAAACATGAATTTTTATTAGGTTCAGGAGTACAAGTTTCCTATGTAGACCCTGCTAATGTAGTTTATAGCTATACAGAAGATAAACATTTTAAAGATTGTTTTTATTGGGGAGAAATTAAAACAGTTCCAATTACAGAGTTAATAAAAATACAACCTTCTTTAACTACAGATGATTTAGAAGAAATAAGTAAGTATAGTCAAAGTTGGTATGATTATTTTAATACTGCACAATATTTTCAAAATAGTATATTTTTTAGAGATACTGCTACTTTAATGTATTTTAATTACAAAACAACTAAAGAGTTTGTATATAAAAAGAAAAAGTATGATGGTGGTGGTAGTAAAGTTATAGAAAAAAATGACCAATTTAATCCTCCTGAAGAACAAATGGAAGAAGGAAACTTTGAAAAGGTTAGTAAAAGGATTGATGTTTGGTATGAAGGGGTTATGGTTATGGGAACTAATTTTATATTAAAATGGGAACTATCTAAAAACATGGTTCGTCCTAAATCAGCATCACAACATGCTATTCCAAATTATGTAGCTGTAGCTCCAAGAATGTATAAAGGTTCTATAGAATCTTTAACAAGAAGGATGATACCATTTGCAGATTTAATTCAAATTACTCATTTAAAACTTCAACAAGTAATTGCTAAAGTTGTACCGGATGGTGTCTTTATAGATGCTGATGGATTAAATGAAGTTGATTTAGGTAATGGTAATGCTTATAATCCGGAAGATGCTTTACGTTTATATTTCCAAACAGGTAGTGTGGTAGGAAGAAGTTATACTCAAGATGGTGAATTTAATCAAGCTAGAGTTCCTATACAGCAACTAACATCTAATAGTGGAGCAAGTAAAACACAAATGTTAATTACAAATTATAATCATTATATGGATATGATTAGAACTGTAACAGGATTAAATGAAGCTAGAGATGGCTCTACACCTGCACCTGACGCTTTAGTTGGTGTGCAAAAATTAGCAGCTTTAAATTCTAATACAGCAACTAGACATATTTTAGATGCAAGTTTATATGTATACAGAACATTAGCTGAAGCTTTATCTTATAGAGTTGCAGATGTTTTAGAATATTCTGATTTTAAAGATGAATTTATAAATCAAATAGGTAAGTTTAATGTTTCTATATTAAATGATATACAAGACTTATATATATATGACTTTGGTATATTTATTAATGTAGCACCTGATGAAGAACAAAAGCAATTGCTTGAGCAAAATATTCAAATGGCATTATCTAAGTCAGATATTAATCTTGAAGATGCTATTGACATTAGACAGTTAAAAAATATTAAACTTGCTAATCAATTGTTAAAATTAAAAAGAAGACGTAAGCAAGAAGAAGACGATAAAAAAGAAGCTATGAAACAAGCTATGGTAGCGGCTCAAAATTTAAAGTCTCAACAAATGGCAGGACAAATTGCTCAACAAAAAATTCAAATGGAATCTCAAGCTAAGATGCAATATCGTCAAGCTGATGTTGCTTTTGAAATTGAAAAATTAAAAATTGAAGCTGAATTAAAAGCAGGTTTAATGGATAAAGAATTTGAAATGAATATGCAACTAAGACAAGTAGATGCAGATGCGTTATCAAGTAGAGAGAAAGAAAGAGAAGGTTCTAAATCAGCAAGAATTAGCCAACAAAATACTCAACAATCAAATCTTATTAATCAAAAGAAAAATAATTTACCACCTCAATCGTTTGAGTCTAACGAAGACAGTTTAGATGGTTTTGACTTATCAGAATTTGACCCTAGATAAATAGTTCAAATTTTTGCTAATATATTATGTAACTTTGTATAAATTAAAATAAAATCAAATGAATCAAATGAATTTAGAGAACATTAAAGTAAGAGAAGTAAGCGGACCTGAAAAAGGGAAAGCAGAAATAGAACAAGAACTACTAGATACTCACAAACTTAAAGAAGAACAAGGTGAGACTGCAGAAGTAGTTGTTGAGAAAAAAGAAGAACCTAAATTAGAATTAACTGATGAGTCAGTATTAAAATATTTAGGTAAAAGATATAATAAAGAAATTAATTCATTTGATGAATTAGTTCAAGAAAGAGAAACTCAACCGGATTTACCGGAAGATGTTTCAGCTTTTTTAAAATATAAAAAAGATACGGGCAGAGGTATAGAGGATTATGTTTCTTTAAACAGAGATTTTGAATCTATGCAGCCTGATAATTTGTTAGCAGAGTATTTTTTAGCTACTGATGAAGCTATTGATTCTGAAGATGTAGATGCATTATTAGATGACTATACATTTGATGAAGACGTAGATGATGAAAAAGCAATTAAGAAAAAAAAGTTAGCAAAGAAAAGAGCAGTTGTAAAAGCTAGAAATTATTTTACAGAGCAGAAAGAACAATATAAACAGCCTCTTGAGTCAAGACAGGTTGAAAATTCTGAAGCTAGTAAATATAAAGAAGAGTTTGAGCAAATGCAAAAAAGTGCAAAGAGTAATGAGGATGTGACTAAGAGAAAGCAAGATTGGTTTAGACAAAAAACTGATGAAGTTTTCTCTAACGAGTTCAAAGGTTTTGAGTTTGAGTTAGGCGATAATAAAATTACCTATAGTCCCGGTGATGCATCAGAGTTAAAAAGTAAACAGTCCAATGTTTTAAACTTCATAAATAAATTTATGGATGAAGAAACAGGAATGATTAATGATGCCAAAGGTTACCACAGAGCTTTATCACTTGCAATGAATCCTGAAAAGTTTGCTAAGTTCTTTTATGAACAAGGCAAGTCTGAAGGTGTTGAAGGAGTAGTTCGTAAAACAAAAAATGTTGATATGAATATTCGTAGAACACCTGAAGTCGCAACTATAAAAGGAGGCATGAAAGTTAGAGCTTTAAATTCGGATTCAGGTTCGAGTTTAAGGATTAAAAGTTTAAAAAGAAAATAAAGTTTAACAATTAAAAAATTAAAAAATTATGGCAGTATTAGCAAACCCAACGTATCAGTTGCAGCCAAGTGCTCAACAAGTTGCGTTGTCAACAAACTATATTAGCAATACTCAATTTAACTATTTGAATCAGTATCTACCGGATACTTTTGAAAAAGAGTTTGAGAGATATGGTAATAGAACAGTATCATCATTCTTAAGAATGGTTGGTGCAGAAATGCCTTCAAATTCTGACCTTATCAAATGGGCAGAACAAGGAAGGTTACATATTAAATATACAGCGTGTACATTAGGTGGTGCAGCAGCAGGAGCAACAGCAGAAACTTTTACAGTTCCTGCAGCTCAAATTGACCCGGCAAGACAGCCATCAGGTTCAGTAGCTCCATTAGGTGCAGCGGGACAGATTGGTTTCAGAAAAGGTCAAACAGTTATGGTATCTGACGATACAGCTGCTTCAGCTTTAAATAATAAAGGTATTATTACAGCGGTTACAGCTGATTCATTTACTGTAAGTTTCTACGAAGCTGCAGGTTTAGCTGCTTACGCAGGAACAGTATCTGTATTTATTTATGGTTCTGAATTCAGAAAAGGTGTTACAGGAATGGAAGGTGGATTAATTTCTTCTGATTTCATTTTTGAAAATTCTCCAATTATCTTAAAAGATAAGTACCAAGTATCAGGTTCTGATATGGCACAAATTGGGTGGATTGAAATAACTACTGAAGATGGAGCATCAGGATATATGTGGTACTTAAAGTCTGAGCATGAAACAAGATTACGTTTTGATGATTACTTAGAAACTTCTATGGTAGAAGCAGTTCCGGCTGAAGCAGGTTCAGGTGCAGCAACACAAGTTGCTTACACTGATGCAGGTAACAAAGGTTCTGAAGGTGTATTCTACGTTGTAGGAAACAGAGGAAATGTTTGGGGTGCAGGAAATCCTGTTGATTTAGCAGGTTTTGATAGCATTATTTCAAGATTAGATAAGCAAGGTTCTATTGAAGAAAATGTAATTTTCGTTAACAGAAACTTCTCATTTGATATTGATGATATGTTAGCAGCTCAAAATTCTTACGGTGCAGGTGGTTCGTCTTACGGATTATTTGATAACGATGAAGAAATGGCGTTAAATTTAGGATTCACAGGATTTAGAAGAGGTTATGACTTTTACAAATCAGAGTGGAAATATCTAAATGACCCAACAATGAGAGGTGGATTAGTAGGTGGAGCAATCAACGGACTTTTAGTTCCTGCAGGCTCAACTACAGTTTATGACCAAATACTTGGTAAAAACGCTAAGAGACCATTCTTACATGTTAGATACAGAGCTTCTGAGACTGAAGACAGACGTTACAAGTCTTGGATTACAGGTTCAGCAGGTGGAGCACAAAATCAAGAGTTAGATGCTATGACAGTAAACTACCTTTCTGAAAGATGTGTTTGTACTTTAGGTGCTAACAATTTCTTCTTATTTCAAGCATAAGTAGAACA